GGGGAGCCCCTTAGGAGCTCTCCCCGGTGTCGTACACCAAGCACAGCGTCGCAGATTCTGCGTGCTGTGTTCTCTATCTAGGTGGTACAGATGTACCTGTGCCTAGATGTCCATTGAAACCATTAGTTAGGAGATTTAAATTGGAAGGATTTGGTCGCCAAAAGCGCTATTCAAAGCCGTTTCAAACGACTCTGGTAGATGCTGCCGGGGTTAATCCCCCGGTTTACGACGGCCGATCCTTCTTGTCAGTTCAGGAAATCACTTCGTATCGAAGTGAACAGACCGGTATCCCTGTTGAGAGTTCAGAAATGGACCCCTACAGGGACCTGCTGATTGCCAATCGCCAGTTGAAACTTGACCGTAATGGTCAGGCTGGCGTTGATATTGACGCAGGCATAGATGTCTTTAAGCCCCATCGGGACTATGGACATCCTGTACGTAATGGCAAAGTCGAAGTTACTCCGACCTCGCCTAAGTCTGGCTGGTACCGTCTCCAGGACTACAGCAAAATGCTGTTTTCTGGGCCTATATGCGCATCCGGTGCTATAATAAGCACTTCGGCTGCGTCACGTATGCCCTTTCAGTTTCCGGGTACTAACCCGAGAGAGCTTAGGTACGTTGAGGATTCTTTCCACAGCGTACTTCCGCCCTTACAAACTGATCTGGACTCCTTCGGTAAGAAGGGGATTGTGGCACTAGCGCCTGGTTATCCGAAAACGTCATTGTTTGCCGCTGCTGGGGAGCTCCTTGTAGGATTTCCCAAGTTCATTGGTCACACCCTCGCGGATAATACCCTTTTACGGGGTCCCAACGGGAATGTGATCAGGGCCCTGGTTGATAATACAACCAAGGCTAGCGCGGAAGAATACCTGAACTATGTGTTCGGTATTGTTCCAACAATCAATGACATCGCCAACTTGATAGCCGAGTTTAACTCGACTACCGAGACCTTGCTCCGCATTGCGCAGAGTTCTGGTCATGGCGTTCGTCGGAGAATGCAATTCGAGATACCATCGCAACTTGAGTCCTTCAGCGAAGCTGATTTGGACTTTAATGGTGGAATGACGGCTGGGCCCATTTTTGGGTCTAACTTTAGTTCCAACACTCCGTTCGGTGGTTACACGAGGAGCACACTGACTATGGGCGTGTCGCGTGAAGTTAGAGTTTCCTTTAGCTTCTCGCGGTTCCTTCCTGTGACTAGCGGGCTTTTGCCCGCCGCACAGAAATTTATGCAGGATTGGAACCTAGTCTTAGGTTCTAACCCTACACCCGCCCGTATTTGGGAGTTGATTCCCTTCTCCTGGCTTGTTGACTGGTTCCTCCAGATTCAAAGGTCTCTCGACCTTCTGGATAAGGTATCAGACGACAGCCTTGTGATTAACTACGGCTATGTTACCGGAAAAACAGTAATGTTCGCCCGGCAAAATTCCGTAGTTGCGTTCTTGCCCGCTTATGCGAGCTTTTCGAACGTCAGCACTCTATACAGGTCCGAAATGTTCGAACGTGTACGTGCTAATCCGTTTGGTTTCATCGCGCCAGACTCACCGGAGTTTACTCCGTTGAGGATTGGTATCCTCGCAGCTCTCGGTTTAACCCGAAAGTCTGTGAATTAAACGCGACTGGGCACCCGTCCAGCCGCTCCGTTTTACTAGGAGGGCCTTTCGTGGCACTTTCAGATCCGCAAACTGTCACCATTGGCAGCAGTCAGACGCTTGCGCGCATCCTAACAGGAGCGCAAAATGCAAGCTACCAGTCTGCTGATGGGGCGTTCTTTGTGAACGTCTCCCATGAAGTGACAAAAACCAGAAAACGATCGCTTGTCCAGGTTGGTCGTAAGACCATTACCACGGACGCGCTGTCCGATCTGAAGAGTGAGATAGTTGCAAAACTTAACCTCACCTTCGATCGTCCACTTGCTGGATTCACCGAGGCGGAGCTCCTTGAGCTTCTCACCGGCGCCAACACGTGGTTGTCAGCGAGCACGAACGCCATCGCCAAAAAGGTGCTGGCGCTCGAGTCTTAACTGACTTCGTTGCGGGGGAGAGGACTTCGTCCTTTTCCCCGCTTCTCTGGTTTGCGGACGTGTCATCAAGGCTCGGATCAACCTGAAAGGGAAGATGAAAAGCCTAATAACACTCCTAGAATGTGTCATCGCAGAGTGCGGTGACATATGCTCGGTTGACACCGCGATGGATATTAAAACCATCCATCGCCGATTTGAAGGTCAGGGTATAGCGTTCTTAACGCTACACCTTCCGTCCCTTGAAGATTCGCTTCTCGCGGGTCTTCGTGATGGGTACTTCACTCCCAACCTCGACTTTAAGTCGAGACGGAGCCTTCCAGTATTTCTGGGAGGATTCCTGGAGCTGATCTTCGATCGTGCAACTGGTGTGATTCTCGACACCCCTTCAACGGATTCAATCCGTGCTGTGCGCCAGATCTGCCTTCTTTTTAAGAAGATAGAGATGGATTGCACTGATGAGGTAAACGAGCGCGCTCTCGCGCGCTATGTCGAGTGTGACGCTGAAGTAGAGAAATGGAGCGAGGAGAATGAAAATTCTCCCGATGTAGAACGCTTTGTGCGTCTTACATCATTGCTCTACTCTTCCGTGTTTCGTCAAGTTGACGAGGAAGTTCGTTCTTACGAACTTTTTCCTAATCACGGACCGGGAATCACTGCGGACGGGTTAATTGCCAATGGCAAGTTTACCCAACCTATGTGGACTGACAGATTAGAATCTGTCTTCCCCTACTGGTTCTACGCTACCACTGGTAGCTATAGGACTGATAGGTATTCTCGTGTTGACTTCAGGGAACCTGGTAACGAGATGGCTGTTAAGGTCATCACGGTACCTAAAACGCAGAAAGCGCCACGCATCATTGCGGTCGAGCCTACCTGCATGCAGTTTATGCAGCAGGGTCTCTTCCACAGTATTAATGCGGGAATCGACAGGTCTTACCTGCACGATTTTATCAGCACCGACGACCAGGAGCCTAACCAGCTCCTCAGCCGTCAGGGCTCTCTTGACGAGAGTCTCGCCACACTCGATTTGAGTGAGGCATCTGATAGCGTTTCCTGTCTGCTAGTAGCAAAAATGCTTTACGAGTTCCCCAACCTTCGGGATGGAGTTTTCGCTTGCAGAAGCTACCTAGCAGACGTGCCTGGCCATGGTGTTTTTCACCTAGCCAAGTTCGCATCTATGGGTTCAGCTCTATGTTTTCCTGTTGAGACTCTGGTTTTCTTTGCCATTGTCCTGATTGGGATTGAAAGAGCTAATCACATGCAGTTTAAGTCCCTAAAGGAAGTTTCTTCCCTAAGGGGCCAGGTGCGCGTGTACGGGGATGACCTTGTGGTCCCCTCGTATGCAGCCGTCTCTGTGGCACAGACGCTGAAGTCATTTGGCTTCACCGTCAATGCTAGCAAGTCTTTCTGGACCGGAAGGTTCAGAGAGTCTTGTGGAAAAGAGTACTACGCTGGCACCGACGTTACCGTCGTTAAGTGCCGCGCGGAGTTGCCCATTTCGCAGAGAGACGTACCAGAGTTGGTCTCGCTTGTCAGTTTCCGTAACCAGCTTTTCAAGGCTGGCATGTGGAAAACGGTAAGGGAATTGGATATGTGGATTGAATCCATTATTCCGTTCCCTGCCGTGAGCGAAACTTCCTCGGTGCTTGGTCGCCATACTTTCCTTCCGCTTAGCGGTCTGAGAGTTGGTGGCCCTCTGCAGCGCCCTTTGGTTAAGGGTGTTGTAGTACAGTACCGTCGCCGACAGTCTGTCATCGACGACGAAGCTGCACTGATGAAGTGCCTCGGTTTTGCCTCGGCGGGTGACCCTTACGGGCCGCTCAATCAGGTAACAACTGAGCGCGACCACCTTTTGGTGGGTGGACGACCTGTGTCGTCAAGCATAAAACACAGGACGGCATACGCCGATTAGGCGTATGGCTGGGATTTAAACCCCAGCAAGGGGAGACGTGGTGTCTCTCACGAGACATCTCGCCTCTTGGGAGATACCTTTAAGTCTTATCAATTGATAATTCTAC